GGCGCTCGCCGCGGCTGACCCCATCTCGCACGGAGGCACCATGAAAGCGATTGCGACGGCCCTCGGCCTGGCCGAGACGGCCGACGAGGCGGCCTGTCTCTCGGCCCTCACCGCCCTCCAGGCCGGCGCCGGCAAGGTCGACAAGGCCGTGCACGACCAGGCGCTGGCGAATCTCGCCGTCGCCAACACGCGGCTCGCCGCCGCCACGGCGCAGATCGCGGCGCGCGACAAGGCCGATCACGACGCCAAGGTGGCGGCGCTGCTCGACGGCGCGCTGACGGCCAAGAAGATCGTGCCGGCGCAGCGCGACCAGTACGCGGCGCTCTGCGCGAGCGCCGACGGGCTCGCCCAGGTGACGGCGCTGCTCGCCGCGACGCCGGCCGGCCTGCAGCCGTCCGGCCTCGAGCAGCAGGCGTCGCCGGCCGGCGAGGCGAGCTGCCTCTCCGCCGCGATCGACGCGCTGATCCCCACCACCAAGAGCTGACCGGAGGCCGACGATGTCGCTGCCCGTCCATCGCACCACCGCCCCCCGGCCGCTCGCCTCCTGGCTGCGCTGGGAGACGTCTCCCGACTACTGCCGCGACGCCGCGACGCTGCTCGCCGGCTCCGGCGCGGCGCGCCTGGTCAAGACCGGCCAGCTGATCGGCATGATCGCCGGCGCCCTCGAGGCGACCGCGGCCGCCAAGACGGGCGGCAATGCGGCCAACACCGGCGCCTTCACGCTCGACGCGACGACGCCGGTGCTGGCCGGCGCCAAGATCGGCGTCTACCAGCTGCGCTGCCTCACCGCGGCCGCCAACGGCGGCACGTTCCGGCTGCGTGACCCGGACGGCTACGTGCTCGGCGACTACGCCATCTCGGGCGGCGCCGGCGGCACCGTCACGGTCGCCAATCACATCAAGGGCGTCATCGCCGACGGCACCCAGGACTTCGTCGTCGGCGAGGGCTTCGACATCACGGTCGCGGCCGACACCGACGCGACCGCGATCGGCAAGGCAAAAGCCTGGGACCCGGCCGCGACCGACGGCAGCCAGGTCGTCGCCGGCGTCGCCATCGCCGACACCGAGGCGGCCGACGGCGCCGACAATGTCGCCGGCCTGGTGGTGCTGGCGCGTGGCCCGGCGATCGTGCAGGCGGCCCAGCTCGTCTGGCCGGCCGGCGTCGGCGACGGGCAGAAGGCCGCAGCACTGGCGGCGCTCGCCGCGCGCGGCATCGTGGCACGCTAGAGGACCCCGAGATGGAACTGAGCTTCCCCTACACCGACACCCAGCTGACCGAGCAGGTCAACCGCTTGCCCAACTCCTACGGCCTGGTGCGGGCGCTCGGCCTGTTCCCCGAGGAGGGGTTCCGCTCGCGCTTCGTCGAGATCCGGATCGAGGACGGTGTCCTCGTCGTGCTCTCGGCCGAGGAGCCCGGCGCGCCCGGCAACCAGGTCGAGCGCGGCACCGGCTCGTCGATCATCATCAAGATCCCGCACATCCCGCATGGGCCGGAGGCGATCCGCCCCGACGACCTGCAGGGCATCCTCGACCAGATGGGCCGGATCAAGGAGCCGAAGAGCTTCGCGACCGAGCTCGCCAAGCGGCTCGCCGTCATCCGCGGCGTGCACGCGCAGACGCTGGAATATCTCCGGCTCGGGGCGCTCAAGGGTCTGATCAAGGACGGCAAGGGCCGCACCCTCTACGACCTCTACGCCGTGTTCGAGATCTCCAAGAAGACAGTCGACTTCAAGCTCGGCACGTCGACCCAGTCGATCCTCGACGCCTGCGAGGAGGTGATCGACCACGTCACCGTCAACCTCAAGGGCGAGACCTCGACCGGGATCGAGGCGATCGTCGCGCCCGACTTCTTCTCGCGGCTGATCCAGCACCCGAAGGTCGAGAAGTACTGGCTGCAGACCCAGGCCGCCCAGACGCTGGCGAGCCTGGAGCGTACCCGCCTCGGCGGCAACTGGGGCAGGGTGTTCGAGTTCGGCAACCTGATGTTCCGCGAGTACAAGGGCTCGACGCCGGTGCGCAACGCCTCGGGCGCGATCGTCAGCGAGGCGAACGTCGCCGAGGGCAAGGGTCACGCCTATCCGGTCGGCACCACCTCGACGGCCCGCACGCTGCGCGGGCCCGCCCATCACATCGACTGGGTCAATCAGTCGGCGCCCGAGATCGTGATCACGCAGGAGCCGATCAAGCACGGCGGCGGCTTCGAGCTGAAGAGCCAGGCCAACGTGCTGCCGATCTGGAAGCGCCCCGAGGTGCTGGTCGAGCTGACCAGCACGACCTGATCGGCCTCGTCCGACCTCACCGGATCACGTCTCATGACCCCCGAGACCGCTTTCACCGCGTTTCCGCAGCCGGATGTCTCCGCGATCGCGGTTGTCGGGCCGGCTTCGGATCAGGCGGCCGGCGACCCCGGTCCCGCGTCCCCGCCGGCCGCCACCGAGATAGAAGCCCGCAACGACGAGCCGGCGGCGGCGTCCACACCCGCCGCCGGCGACCTTCCCGCCGCGTCGCCGGAGGCTCGCCTGTTCTCCATCGTGCCGGGCCGAGTCGCACTGCACGACGGCGAGCTCTACGTGCCGGGCGACATGATCGTGCTCACCCGCGCCGAGCACACGCCGCTGTTCTTCATGGACGGCGTCGTCGCCGAGCCCTGGAACGCCTGACCCCGCACCCGACTGTTCGGGCGCGCACCGCCGACGATCGAAAGCGAGGATCCCATGACCACGACAGTCACCGTGAACGCGCATGCCGGGCGACCGGTGGAGGTGACCAACATCGATACGCGCGAGGACGGCACGACGAGCGAGTTCGTCGAGATCGTCACGCCGAAGAGCGTGCGCGATTTCTACATCACTCAGACGCGGCAGATCCGCATCCGCGAGATGCCGCCTGCCTGACCGCCACGGCGGTCGGGACCGATCACGTCCCGTCACGGGGGTGCGGGACGTGCGGCCCGAAAGGGCCATGGCCGCAGCGGTCCGCCGCTGCGGCCGTCTCCCCCGGGACGCAGACAGGAGCCCCCATGCCCCAGGTCAATTTCGACGAGTCCGCGTATCAGGACGGTCGCAAGGCGTTCCACGCAGGCACATCGCTGCGCGAGCTGGCCGAACGCATGGCCGGCGTCGACAGCGAGAAGGCCGAGGCGAAGTTCATGAGCCACGCGCTCGGCTTCGCCGACGCCGCGCTCGACTGCCTGCGCCGCGCCTCGGGAGTCGCCACCAACCTCTCCGGCCCGGACGGCGCCTGATCATGACCGACGGCATCCCCATGCCCGACGAGCCGGCCGACGAGCCGGCCGGCGTCCAGGCCGGCCGGCTGCGCGCCGCCCGGGGCATCATCGCGGCACGCGACGCGCGCATCGCAACCCTGGAGGCGATGGTCGAGAGCCTGGCCGCCTCGCTCGCGAGCATCGACGGCCGCCGCATCCGCGCGCTGGCGCTGGCGAGCTGCGCGGTCGCCGACACGATCGCGGCGCACCAGGCCGTGCTCGCCGCCGTGCGGGACGAGCTCGGGGGTGGCCGATGAGCTTCGCCGCCCTGGCCGACGTGCTGGCCCGTTACCCGGCCGAGGCGACCATCCTGGCCGCTGACGAGACGACGCGGGTGCGCGACGACGGCCGCATCGTCGCTGGGCTCGACGACGCCACGGCCGAGGTGCGGGCAATCCTGGCTGCCCGCTACACCCGCGACGAGCTCGCCCGGATCGACGACGACGCGCGCGCCACGCTGCGGCTCTACACGATCGACATCGCCCTCTACCGCGTGGCGCTCTCCTTCGGCCGGAGCAACGAGCGGATCAAGGAGCGCTACGACGTGGCGATCGCCCGCCTCGCCGCGATGGCGGCCGGCAAGGCGGCTCTGACCTTCGACGGTCCGGGCGGCGCCGGCGCCGGCGACCCCGGAGCCGGCGCGCCGGAGGGTGGCGTGTCGCCCAACGAGGCGATCGTGGTCGGCAACGAACGCCTGTTCACGCGCGACCGCCTGAGGGACTGGTGATGGGAAAGCGGGCGAATAGCGAATGGCGAGTAGCGAGTCGGGAAAGGGGCAATCCGCGGCCCGGTCTCCCCCTATTCGCTACTCGCTATTCGCTACTCGCTCGGGGCTGCGGAGCAGCCGCATGAGCGTCGCGATCATCGTCGACACGTCCGGCCTCGATCAGCTGAACGCGCTGACCTCGCGCCTCTCCGGCGCCGAGACCGAGGAGCTGCTGACCGAGATCGGCGGCGTGCTCGAGGCCTCGACGCGCGAGCGCATCAGCTCCACCAAGACGTCGCCGGACGGCGCCGCCTGGGCGCCGAATCGGGCCGGCACCTCGATCCTCTTGGAGAGCGGACGTCACCTGCTCGACTCGATTGCCTTCATCGCCGGCGGCGATCAGGTCGAGGTCGGCTCGTCCTGGGAGTACGCCCATGTCCACCAGGACGGCGCGACCATCACGCCGAAGACGGCGCAGCGCCTGGTCTTCAAGGTCGGCGGCAAGACCGTGTTCGCCAGGAGCGTGACGATTCCGGCGCGGCCCTTCGTCGGCTTCTCGGCCGAGGACCGCGAGAAGGTCGAGCGGCTCGCGACCGACTGGATGTCGCGCCTGTTCGGGGGCTCTTCCGCCGGAGGCGGCTTGTCCGCCGGAGGCGGACCATGATCGCGCCCGCCACCATCGCGGAGCGGCTGGCGGGCTCGCGCCTGGTCGGGTTTCTCCCTGCGATCGAAGCGGCTTTGAAGCCGCTGTTTCCGGGCGTCACGGTGCGCTCGCATCCGGGCCGGATCGACGTCTCCGACCTGATCGAGAAGGACATCTTTCTGCCGCCCATGATCGCCGTGGCGCTGACCCGCTGGCGCGGCCCGGTCGGTGTCGGCGGCGACTGGACGCTCGCGCTCGAGTGCGCCGCCTATGTGGTGACCGAGGACATGGCGATCGCCGGGCGGGCGACGCCGCGCCAGGAGGTCGCCTTCGCGCTGTCGCACGGGCTCATTGCCGTGCTGGCCGACTGGGAGACGGCCCGGTGGGGGCTCTCGTCGATCACGGCGCCCGAGGATGCCGAGGTGAGGCCGCTGTTCACCTCCGAGACCTTCGCCAAGGGCTCGGCCTTCTACGCCGTGACCTGGAAGCAGTCGCTGATCGGGCTCGGGCCCGATCCGCTGGCACGCGTGCTGGTGACCGACGTCGAATCCGGTTGGGACGGTACGGTCGAGACCGTGGACGAGGGAGGCCCGGCGTGAGCGCGTCCGACCCCTATGTCCGCCGCTTCGAGGCCTATCTGCGCAAGCTGGAGGCGCGCCTGGTCGAGGTCGACCAGCGGCTCGCCCGCGTCGTGCTGTCCGGCAAGGTGACCGAGGTCAAGGAGATCAAGGACGACTGGCACGTCCGCACCGAGATCGGCAAGGACCCGGCGACCGGGGAGGTGGTGAAGGGCCCTTGGGTTCCGGTGCAGCCGGTCGCCTCGGGCGATCTGAAGATCAAGGCGAAGCCGGTGGTCGGCGAGCGCATGATGGTGCTGTCGCCCTCCGGCGTGCTCGGCTCCGGCTCGTGGGCGATCCGCGGTCCGTTCGACGACGATCACCCGGCGCCGAAGGGCAGCGAGGACCTGATCATCGAGCGCGGCGACACCCGCATCGTGCTCGACGACAAGACCATCACGATCAAGGCACCGCAGAAGGTGACGGCCCAGTCCGGCGACGCCGAGGTCGAGCTCAAGCCCGGCGCCGTCAACGTCGTCGGCGGCAAGGTCCACACCGTCGGAGAGACGCATCTCGGCGTCGGCGGCAAGGATGGCCAGGGCCATAAGAAGGTCGTGGTCGAGGGTCTGGAGGACGCGCAGAAGGTCCGGATCGGCAGTCCGTTCATCGCGGACCCGAAGGTCGCCGAGCTGGAGGCTGCCGCGGCCGGCGGCGGCGGAACCTAGAGGAAAAAAGCAGATGAACGACCCGAAAGCCTACCGTATCACCACCCGGCGCCCGATCGGCGGGCGCATGCGCCAGGTCGGCGAGATCGTCGCCCTGACCGAGCGCGAGGCCGCGGCCGAGCTGCCCTGGGGCGGGCTCTCGCCGGTCACGGCCGAGCCGGTGGCCGAGCCGGCCGTCGAGGCGGCGACGGAGGCGAAAGCGGCGACCGCGCCGGCACCAGCCGGCCGCAAGGGCGCCTGATCATGGCGGCGAGGACCACCCGCACCGGCATCGACCCGGAGACCGGCCGCCTGCTGCGCGGCCGGGCTCACGCGGAATCGTGCGTGCGGCGGATCCTCGCCACCCGGATCGGCACCCGCGTGATGCGGCTCGACCTCGGCGCCGATCTCGCGCCCCTGCGCGGCGAGAACCTGACGGCCGCCAACGTGCTGCGCGCCTATGCCGAGATGGTGACGGCCGTGCACTCGCAGGAGCCGGCGATCCGGTTCCGCAAGATCGAGCCGGAGCTGGTCGACGGCCGCAACGGCGCCATCGCCTTCGTGCTCTCCTACGTGTTCTGGCCGTTCGGCCATCTCGGCGACTACACGGTCGCCGAGGACGCCGACGCCCGGGTGCCGATCACGGCCCTGGCGCGCGGTACGGCCGCGGTCTCGGGTGCGTCCGCCGGCCCGGGGGCGACGTCATGACCGCCTGGACGGCCGACACGCTCGACCTGTCGCGCATCGGCGCGCCGACGCTGACGGCGATCGACTTCGAGGCGACGCTGCGGGTGCGGCTCCTCGACTTCAAGGCCCGGTGGGATGCGGCGCGCATCAAGAACCCCGAGCTGCCGGTCTTCGACGTGATCGACGACGCCGGCAATTCGGTGACCCAGTTCGATGCCGGCGTGGTGCTGGCGCAAGAATTCGCGTTCGGCGAGATCAACGTCCTGCAGGCGATCAACGACCATGCGAACGCGCTGCGGCTGGCGACCGCGGTCTGCGCCGATCTCGACCATCTCGCCGGCACCTACAAGGCGACCGAGCGCCTGGTGCTGTCCGGCACGGCCGGCGGCGCCGACATGGTCGCCGAAAGCGACGACGAGTTCCGCCAGCGCGCCCAGCTCTCCGACGAGGCGCGGCCGCTCTATGGCCTGACGCCCGGCGGCTACGAGTGGCGGGTGCGCAAGCTCTATGGCGACCGCGTCAAGCACGTCCGCACCCGCAAGCGTCCGGCCGGCTGGCTCGACCTGATCGTGCTGGCCCGGGCCGGCGACGGCACGCCGCCCGAGACCCTCGTCGGCGACCTTCAGTCTGCCTTCGACGGCGAGGCCGCGAGCCAGTCCACCGACATCGTCACGGTCTACCCGGCCCGCATTGTGCCGACGCCGGTCAGCGTCAAGCTGTGGGTGCCGCGCGGGCCGGATCCGGCTGCCGCTGTAGCAGCGGCAGCGGCAGCGATCGCGGCGCTCGGCGCCGAGCGCCACAAGATCGGCGAGACGCTGCACGTCCAGGCGATCGGGGCGGTGGCGAAGTCCGGCGCGGTGCGGCACGTCGACGTGATCGCGCCGGCCGCCGACGTCGCCGGCGGCATCGACGGCGCGCCGTGGATCTCCGCCATCACGGTCGGCTGGGGGATCGAGGCATGAGCGCCGCCTTCCCGTCGCTTCTGCCGATCGCCGGCACGGCCGAGCGCTGCCACAGCCTGGTCAATGCCGACCAGTGGCCGGTGCTGTTCGCCGAGGCCGCTCTTCTTCGCACACTGTGGGATCCATGGACCTGTCCCGAGGCGCAGCTGCCGCTGCTCGCCTGGGCCTGGTCGGTCGACATCTGGAAGCCCGCGTGGCCCTTGCACCGCAAGCGCCAGGTGGTCGCCGAGAGCCGCGCGTATCACGAGGCCAAGACCACGGTCGCCGGCTATCGCATGGCGCTCGGCTATGTCGACGCCGAGCTGGTCAAGGCGAGCCTGCCGCGCCACGCCTTCTGGGCCGGCGCCGGGCCGACGCCGGAGTCACACCAGGCGTGGCTCGACGGACTGCCCGAGATCCGCATCTACACGGCCGACTACAAGATCCGGTACCGGCCGGTGCCGTTCGCCACGATCGTGCCGGGCACGGGCGCACCGATCGGGCTCGCCCTGGCGCTGACGGCGGGCGAGCTGAGCATCTCTCAAAGGACCCTGAAAGGCCGCTTCCTCGGGCGGTTCTTCGCCGGCTCGGCGAAGCGCGTGGCGCTCGGCCGCTGGCGCGCCGAGCTGCGGCGCGACGGCCGCGTCCAGACGCTCGCCTTTGCCGGCGTCAAGGTCGACCCCTATGGGCGGGTGCTGGACCTCCCCGAGAGCCTGGTGATCCCGGGCGACCTGCGGAGCACGCTGAAGACCGGGCACCGCCTGCGCGGCCGGTTCGTCGCCGACGGGCGCCTCGCCGGCCAGCGCGTCGTCCCGCTGTCCTTCGTCGCGACCGGCGAGCGCTTCCTGCCGAACGCCACGGTCGCCGCGATGACGCCGGTCGACGTCGCGCCGCGCCGCCTGTGGGAGGCGCGGCCGGGCGGCCGCGGCTGGTTCGCGGGCGGGTCGCGGCGGCGCGGCGTGCGGCCGAACCGGGCCGACGAGCAGGCCTATCTGTCGATCCGGCTCGCTGACGGTACCTCGGCGGCGCTCGGCCGCATGCGCAACACGGTCGGTGTGACGCGGCTGCGCCGGGCACCGTTCACGGCCGGGCTGCTGGTGCACGCGCCAGGGCCGGCCAGGCGGTCCTTCCCGCCGACCGGGCGGTTCCTGCGCCAGGGTCCGGCGGCGCGCATCGCCGAGATCGAGACCGCGATCGGCCTGACGGCCGCGGCGCGCGACACGCTCCATCTCAACCTCGGGTCCGTCAGGGCGCTCCGCTGGGGCGATCTCGCGCGGCTGCCCGACACCACCCGGGCCGGCGTCGCCGTGCGGGTTCGCTGAGGAGGCATCATCATCATGTTCAAGCGGGTCGTGGTCGACATCGATCAGGAGGTCACGGACGAGGATCTGGAGCGCATGGGGGCGTTCCCGCAGGACGGCGTCCGCACCCTCACGGACGATCTCCTGGTGTCCGGGCGGCTGTTCAAGGGGTTCACAGTCACGGCGACCGGGACCACGGCGATCGAGGTCACGGCGGGCCGCATCTACGACGCCGGCGCCATGTACGCGATGGAGGCCGACCTCGACATGTCGGTCGCCGGCTACGTGCCGTTCCTGGCCGGCCAGCAGGTCTATGTCACGCTGATCGGCCAGGGCCGCGAGGTCGACGGCTATGTCGAGGCGCGCAACTACGAGCGCGAGATCGCCCAGTCGGGCGGCGGCACGGCGATCCAGCAGGTTCCGGCGACCGCCGCCCGGGCGCGCGTCCGCGAGGCGGTCCTCACGCTCTATCCGGGCGCGCCGAGCGCCGCGCCGCAGAAGCCCTCGGTGCCGGCCGGCGCGGTGGGCATCGCCGACATCCTGATCGGAACCGGCGGCATCGTCGCCGTCACCCGCCGCACCGAGAACGAGGCGCCGGAGCTCGACGTGCTGGCCGCCGCCTACACGGCACTGAGCGACAAGTTCAAGCTCGTCGACCAGGAGATCGCCGGCCTGCGCAACGACCTCGCGGCGCTCGCGGCGCGGCTGCGGGGCGGCGTGTCCTATGCGGCCTTCCGGGCGGTCGTCGGCGACGTCGCCGTGCTGAAGGATACGCTGGCCATCCCCGACACCGGCTCGCCCTACGGCGCCGATCGGTTTCTGGCCACGACCGAGAGCGACGTCGGCAACGTGGACTACAAGGCGACCGTCCAGGAAGGCATCCGCTTCCCGGCCGCGAACGAGGACAAGTCGCCGATCGCCGTCTACAACCCGAACGACCCGAACCTGCGGCATGCCGCGGCGGGATTCGTCTGCGCCAAGTACACGGCCGTGGAGGGTCTGAGTAACTGGACCCGCGCCGGCTCGGTGCCGCTCGGGGGCACCACCTACCAGACCATGGAGCTAAAGCAGCTCACCATGAGCCGGTCGGAGACCTGCTACGGCGACTGGTTCACGGTGTGCGAGAACGCCTCGTGGTGGCAGAGCGGCCAGTACGACCCGGTCGCCGGCATCCTGCGCATCGGCGCCGAGACCTACGAGGTCGGCGGCGCCGTCGACAATCTGAATTGGGCGGGCCATCGCATTCTGCGTGTCCGCAAGTACTGGACCACGACCGTCGTCACGCCCTACGACTATTATGCACCGGTCACCCACCCGATCAGCGGGGTCCTCAAGGGGCAGACCTGGGTGCAGTCGCAGGAGCGCTACGCGCCCGGCGTCTGGCTCGGCATCGATCGCTGGTCGGCGGGTTCGGAGATCACCGCCGCACTGGTCGAGTGCCACGACAGCGGCACGCCGAACAAGGACCGGGCGCTGGCGACCGTCACGCTCGCGGCGAGCCAGTTCCAGGTCTATCCGGCCGCGACGAACTTCCCGTTCTCGGTGCCGGTGCTGCTCGAGGCCGGCAAGACCTACGCCTTGGTGTTCGCCACCACGGGCGAGGTCTACGCCGCCAGCAGCGAGGGCCAGAAGTTCCTGCAGGGCACGCTGTTCGACTCGACCGACGGCGTCTTCTTCTCGGGCGACCTGACCAAGGATCTGTGCTTCGGCGTCCGCTATTGCCGGTTCGACTACACCAGCCTGCCGGTGCTCCTGCAGGGCGTCAATCTCGACGGCGGCATCCACAACATCCGGATCCGGGCCGGCACGATCCTGCCGCAGAATGCCGCGATCCAGTGGCAGCTCCAGGTCGGCGGGACGTGGCGAACCATCGAGGCGCCGGAGGGCGACGACACGCTGTTCGGCGCCGGCGTCACGCCCTACTACGATTTCCGGGTGCTGATCACGGGCACTCAGTGGGCGATGCCGCTGCTCGATCTCGGCGCCTCCGAGGTCCACGTCTTCCGGGCCGACGACGACTTCTCCCACGTCTCCACGGCTTACGCCTTCAGCTCGGCCGTGACCGGCGTCGAGGTGCGCGAGACGCTCAGCGCCTGGGAGGCGGCGCGGCACACCGCCGTCGTCACGCTGCTCTACGGCGCCAGCTATGCGAGCACGAAGACGCACGCGACCGTCACCACCAAGCCGGTCGTCGGCGCCGACGGCCTCGCCCGCACCGACGCGGTCGAGAAGGTGTGGACGTTCTCGTTCGATGCGCCGGGCGTCACGGCGGTCAAGATCCGCACGGTCGGCACCACCAACAATGCGCGGCGGACCTACCTGGTCGAGCAGCGCATCCACACCACGGAGTAGTGATCATGGCGAAGACCAAGAGGGACGCCTCGGCGACGCCGGCGACCGGCGACGCCGGCACGGGCGCCATCGGCATCGACCCCGATGCCTCCTACGCGGTCCGGGTGTCCGAGCGGCTCTCCTTCGCGGGCGCGAAGCTCGCGCCGGGCTGGTCGACCGAGGTGCGAGGCGAGTACCTGACCCGCCTGCTCGCCAGCGAGCACCGGGACAAGGTGGTCGGATGGGCGCCGGCGTGACAACCGCGAGGGCGTGATGCTCAAGTTCGCCTCCGACTACGACATCCGATCGTCGACCGAGTACTTGAAGAGCGAGCGCGGATTTCGCCAGGACATCGACCTGCGGCTCGATGCGCTCGAGCAGCAGAGCAGGACGATCGAGACGGCGTCCCGCGAGGTGGTCGACCGGGCCGTGCTGCTGATCGAGCAGCAGGTCGTGCCGGCCGCGACGCAGATCCTCGCGCTCCTGGCCGAGATCCGGACCGAAGGCGTCCCGGCCGCATTGGTCGTCGAGAGCACCGACCGGGAATTCCTGACCGCGTCGCGGCGGGCGGCGATCATCGACGATCTCCGCGGGGGTGTGGTCGCGGCCGCAGACACGCTCGCCAAGCTGCACGCCATCCTGGTGCAGCACGACGGCCTCCTGGATCAGCGGCTGAGGCTCGACGCGGCGGGCAGCTACACCCAGGCGCAGCAGCTGCAGGGGCTGACCAACCTCGGTATCGCCGACCTGTCGCGCACCGTCTTCAGCAAGGCCGACCCGTGGTCGGTCGCGTTCGTGCGGACGGCCGCCGGCGCGGTCAGCCTGAAGGCCGGGACCGTGATCGAGCTGGGTGGCATCCTCTACCCGTTCGCAGCGCAGGCCGCGGTGCAGATGCCGACTCTCGCCGCCGGCACGGATTACGCCATCTACCTGTGCTCCGACGGGACACTGCGGGCCGACGCGAGCTTCACGGCGCCGACGGGCTTCACGACCACGACCAGCCGGCGGATCGGCGGTTTCCATTATGCGCCCGGGGGCAATGCCACGGCCATCGCGGGCGGCAATGCGACGCCCCAGATCAACCCATATTCGTTGTGGGATCTGAAGTTCCGGCCGGCCTGTGACGATCCTCGCGGCATGACGTTGGTCGACGGGTGGTTCTGGTCCTGCATCTACCTGCTGGGCGTGAATCACATCGCGGACGGCGCCTCGCGCTACGGCGTCTTTATCGCGGACGGCGCGGCGCCGCCGAAGATCCCGCTCACCCGCGGCGGCAACGGCACCACCACGTACGCGACGCTGACCTGGTGGGAAGCGGCCGAGGTGCTCGGCACCCATGGCCTCCGGCTGCCCTCGGCCGCCGAGTTCCAGGCGCTCGCATTCGGGGTGACCGAGGGTTGGGCGGCCGGCGCCGACCCCGGCACGACCTTCCTGCAGACACCCAACACGTCGCGATGGGGGATCATGCAGGCGACCGGCGCCATGTGGATCTGGGGCAGCGACTTCGGTGGTGGCGCGGCGGCAGCCGGGTGGGTCGGCAACACCGGCGGTCGCGGCCAGACGTACCAGCAGGAGAACGTGGCTCGCTTCGGAGGGTCCTGGGACGCCGCCGAATCCGCGGGCTCGCGGAGCGCAATCTGGAGCGCTCAGCCCAACGTCTCGCACCCCACCGTGGGGGCGCGCGGCTGCTGTAGCCACCTTTGCCATGTTTAGCCGGCCCGGATCGGAGTGATCGACATGCTCGGCGTGATCAACACGCGCGCTGATCTGGATGCCTTGCGGGGCACCGACTTTTACGGCCAGGCGCTGCGCACCTTCCTCGGCGCGACCACGATGTGGGCCAACGACGCACCGGCCGGCGAATCGCCCCAGTGGCGTCAGGTCTCGGTCGGCGACACGCTCGCCCGGCTCGATCTCACCCTCGACGAGCTCCTCGCGGAATGTGCCGTCGCCGGCATCGTGCCGCAGCCGCCCGAGGCGCCGGTGACGGCGCCGGCGCTGCCCGCGGCGACGCTGCCGCTTCTGTCGCGCCGGCAGCTGATCATGGGGATGCTTTCGGCCGGGCTGATCAATACGGTCGAGGCGATCGCCGCGGGCGCCGGTGGCGTGCCGGCGACCATCCAGGCCGTGCTCGACCAGATTCCGGATCCGACGGCCCGGGCGCTGGAGACGGTGCGGTGGCAGGCCATGGAGGTTGCCAAGCGCGACCACCCGTTGACGCTGATGATCCAGGCTGCCGCCGGCAAGACCGACGCCGAGGTCGATGCCCTGTGGCTCGCCTGGGCGGCCCTGTAGGGAGACCACGATGGCCCTGACCGACCATATGGCGGTGACGCCCGGCACCGGCGACAAGGTGGCGGGCGACCGCATCGACGGGCGTCTCTATCAGCGCATGAAGGCGCAGCTCGGCGCCGACGGCGCCGCGGTCGACGCGGTCGGCGGCGCCGGGACGGTCGGCGCCGGCGTCCAGCGTGTGACGCTGGCGACCGACGATCCGGCCGTCGCCCGGCTCGCCGCCATCGCCGGCGCACTGGCACCCGGCCCGGATGCCGTGGTCGGTCTCGGCGAGGGTCTGGCCGCGACCGGCGCCTGGACCGACGTGACGGGCGGGCGCTGGGCTCTGGTCGTCGAGGGCGACCTCGACGGCGCCCGGGTGGCGCTGGAGTGGCGGGCCGCGGCCGGCCGCACCGGCTTCGTGCCGGGCGCCCATGTGGGCGACCGGACCGCGCCCTTCTATGCCGAGGTGCGGTTGCGTGCCGGCCAGGTGCGGCTGGTGATCGACTCCGCCGGCGGCGACACCGCCGTGACGGCCGATCTCGGCCGGCCCCCGGCACGCACCGGGCGCGCGTCGGTTTGGCCCGCCCCCGTCCGGAGATCGCAGCTCGTAGCCTCGCTCCCGATCCCGGCTCTCGTCAAGAGGCATTCGAACGGCACATGAAGGGGCTTCCATGGCCGCGCTGACCAAGAACCACGGCGTCCGGTTCCTCGAGGCGGGCGAGGACGCCCGCACCGTCCAGGTGCCGGACTTTTCCACCATCACCATCGTGGCGTCGGCCGACGAGGCGAACCCGGCGATCTTCCCGCTGGAGACCAACGTCCACCTGTTCGGCGACGAGGCCGACCGGATCGCAACGCTGGGCGACGCCGGTGAGCTGTCGCCGGCGATCGACGACATTCTCGGCGAGGGCGTCAGCCCGAGCTTCCTCATCCGCCGGGTCGAGAAGAAATCGACCCGCAACGAGATGCTGGGCTCGGTGATCGGCGACCCCTCCGACCGCACCGGCCTGTGGGGCCTGCTCGACGCCCGCGCCCAGACGAGCGTGCGCCCCGGTCTGATCATCTGCCCGGGCTTCTGCAACGACTCTCCCGTCGGCGCCACCACGGTGACGATCGCCGATCAGGGCACGGGCTACACCGCGGCGACCGCGACGTTCACGGCCGCGGGGGCCCAGGTGGTGCCGAAGGGCACGCCCGTGGTGCAGGGCGGCAAGGTGGTCGGGGTGACGATCGACGACGCCGGCTTCGGTATCCCGGGCGCCGTCACCATGACGATCACGGGCGACGGCACCGGCGCGGCCGGCACGGTCGCCACCGGCCCGGTGGCGAACCCGGTGGCGCTCGCCATGTCGGCGGTCGCCAAGCGCCTGCTGGCGATCGGCATCTGCGACGCGCCGAACCTGTCGCGCACCGAGGCGGCCCTGTGGGCCGAGCGGCTGAAGCGCGACAACGGCCGCTACCTCTACGCCATCGACCCGGCGGTGCGGCGCTTCGCCGTGCTGGACGGCTCCGACGACACCATCCTGACCCGGCCGGCCTCGACCACGGTCGCGGCGCTGTTCGCCAAGCGCGACCGCGAGCGCGGCGGCCCGTACTGGAGCCCGGAGAACCAGACCTCCTCGGCGATCGTCGGGGTGGCGCGGCCGATCTCCTACTACGACGGCGAGCTCGACCACGAGGCCAACTTCCTGATCAGCAACGGCGTCAACACCTTCATCGAAGGCAAGGAGCTGTTCGGCTCCGAGACGCTGAGCAACGATTCGAACTGGCGCTTCATCAACAAGGTGCGCACCGAGAACGCCATCCGGGCCAGCCTGCCGGCGGCGCTGCGCAAGTGGCGCGGCGAGAACTTCACGGCCCACAACGCCCTGATGATCGTCAAGACCATCGAGTACTTTTTAGACGAGCTGGTCGCGCTCGGCGCCGTCGTCGGCTACACGCGCTACTTCGACCGGGCCCTGAACCCGAACTCGAACATGCGGCAGGGCATCCTGCGCATCGAGCTGCCGCACGAGAACACGCCGATCATCTCCGACATCCAGATCGGCATGCGGCCCTATCTCGCGGCCTTCGACGTGCTGGCCGCCGACATCCAGCAGGCGCTGGGCAGCCTCACCCCGGTGACGGGCACGATCGGTTAGGAGCAGTCGCATGGATTTCGTCAGGAAGGCCGGCAACCTGTACTGCGAGGGCGTCAACGGCTGGCTCTCGCTGAAGAGCTACAAGCTGCCCTCGCCGAAGGTGAAGACCGAGAACCACCTGCCGGGCGGCGGTGTCATGGACCTCGACGTGCCGCTCGGCGCCATCGAGCCGCTGACGCTGGCGTTCAACCTGATCGGTGCCAACCCGGCGTTCCTCGGCCAGTTCGGCATGGCGCTGAGCCAGCGCCGACTCTACACCGTCTACGAGCTGATCTCCGACGAGAAGACCGGGACGAAGCGCGAGCGCATCATCACCATGCGCGGGCTGTTCTCCGAGGCCGATCCCGACGAGATGAAGGGCCGCGGCCTGATGGGCTACGGCTACCAGATCAAGTCGATCACCAACTTCGAGGACGTGATCGAGGGCTACGGCATCGTCGCCCGCTTCGACTTCTGGACCAACACCTGGAAGGGCTACAACGCCGACTTCGGCTCCGACGAGGACAATCGCATCCTGCGCATCGCCGGCTGACGCCCGGCTCGAACTCCGTTTGAAGCCGCTTCGAGGATCCCCCGATGGCCCAAGACCCACAAGACGATCTGCCTCCCCCGATCGAAGCCACCCCGAGTCTCACACCCGTCATCCCGCCGCCCGGCTCGCCCGACGCGGCCCGCCGGGCCGGTGCCGCATCCGCCGCGCCGGTCCAGGCCGCGCCGGTGGCTGCCCCGCTGCCGCTGGAGCGCCTCGCGTTCACCGGCGGCCGCAAGCCGGCGACCGAGACCGTGCCCCTCGACTTCCCGTTCGAGCGCGACGGCGTCCTGATCGAGGCCGTCACGGTGCGGCGGCTGACCGTGGCCGACGTCGCCGACGCCGTCGACGGCCCGGACTACGCGCAGCACGGGATCTGGGCGTTGTACGCGGCCCAGGCCGGGCTGCCGATCGGCGTTCTGCGCGGGCTGGACGAGGACGACGGCGACCGGGTGCTGGAGGTCGCCCGCCGTTTTTTGCCTCGCGTCTTCGCCGCGATTCTGGCCGTCACGGCCGACGCGGCGACGTCGTCCATGCCGACCCCCGAGAGTGGAGCGGCTACGTCGCCCGGGTGAGCGCCACCTTCGGCGGCGGCTGGGACGCGGCCATGGCTTTGCCGTGGGACGAGCTGATCCTGCGCTGGGCCGAGGCGGCGGAGCTGCACGACGATACCTGGGGCGCGCTGGTGACGGCGCTGGTCGGGAGAGCTGAATGACCACCCTCGACGTCGCCCTGCGGCTCCGCCTGATCAACCAGCTCTCCGGCGAGGCCGCCAAGGCCGCCAAGGATCTGGCCGGCATCAAGACGGCAGCCGGCAGCCTGAAGGGCGCCGGCGGCCCCGACAAGCTCAAGCGCAACATCGTCGAGGTCTCGACCGCCTCCCGCCAGGCCGGGCAGCATCTCGCCCATGTGCGGCGCGAGGCGGCCGGGCTCGGCAGCGTCCGCGGCCCCGACAAGCTCAAGCGCGACCTGCTGGAGACGGCCGCCGCGGCCCGCCAGGCCGACCGGGCACTCGCCGGCGTGCGCACGGCCGGCGCGCGCGGCGGCCTCGCCGGCGCCGGCATCGGCGCCGCACTCGGGGGGCGACGGGCGGGGCATGACCGCGCGATGGTGTTCGGCGGCGCCGCCGACACGCTGGCCGGCCTCGGCGCCGGTTACACCGGGTATCGGGGGGCTCGGGCCGCCGTCACCTCTGTGGTCGACCAGGACAAGGCCTGGGCCGAGGTGCGCAAGAAGGTCAACGGGAGCGCACAACAGCTCGCATCCTTGCAGGTCGATCTGCGCAAGATGGCGCGGCAATTCGGCATGTCGCCGGGAGAGGCATTCCAGCAGGCGGCGGCCGCCGGCGCTGCCGGCATTGACATCAAGGAGCTGCCGGACGCGGTCCGCACCGGCCTGATGGCGAGCAAGGCGTGGGACACCAATGCCCGCGAGACCATGCAAACCATGGCCGAGATGAAGTCGGCGCTCGGCTGGAACCTGCAGACGCTGCGGGACTGGGGCGACAAGGTCAACGCGCTCGCCGACGCCAGCGCCGCGAGCGAGCGGGCGCTGATCGAGGCGGCGAAGCGGTCGACCGCACCGGGGGCCGCGGTCGGTCTGGATTACGACACGGTGCTCGGCATCACGGCGGCGCAGATTTCGGGCGGCATGCCCGAGGAGGTCGCGAGTCGCTGGATGAACACCTTCGGCTCGAAGCTCGCGGCGGCTCATGTCGGTACCGACAAGCAGCAGGAGGCGCTGCAGAAGTATCTCGGACTCGATCCGAAACAGGTGTCGGCCGGCATGGAGAAGAACGCGAGGGCGACGATCCTCGACGTGCTCGGCCGCTTCGACAAGTTGAAGCAGCAGGACAAGGTCGCGTTCGGGGTCCAATTCTTCGGGCAGGAGTGGTGGGACGAGACGGCGCGCGCCGCGAAGGTGCTGCCCGAGATCATCCGTATGTTCGAAATCCTCGGCGACAAGAGCAAGTGGTCCGGATCGATGCAGGGTAACCTGGCGATCCAGCTCGGCACCATCGAGTCGCACTACCAGCGTGTGGCGGCCGCGGCCGCGAACGCAGCCGAGGCGACCGACCGGATGAGCGGTGCCTCGAGGGGCTTCAAGGAGATTTCCGAGTATCTCGCTGGGTGGGCCCAGAGCTACGCGGAAATCGCGGCTCGACAGGCCGAGTGGAACGCCGGGCTCGACGATCGGATCAAGCAGGGCATCCGGAAGCGGGGGGATGCGAGGATCGACGATCTCACCGCCCAGCTGGCGACCGCCGAAGCCGGCGTCGCGAAAGGGCGGCCGTTTGCCCGGTGGGACCGAGATCGGCTGCAGCGGCAGCTCGGAGAGGCCCGCCTGCAGCGCGAGGAAGAGCGACTGCGGGCCCGTGCACCCGCCTATCCGGCCGAGGTGACCATTACGCCCGAGGACCGCCGCAAGGCGATCATCCAGAAGATGCTCGACTCGCTGCCGCGAGACCGCGGAAAGCCGGTGCCGGCGACACCGCTGACCGATCCCGAGACCGGGAAACCTCTCGTTCACGCGCCCGTGGCGCCAAGGCCGGCCCTGCCGGCCGGCGTCGTCCCGGCGACGCCGCTCAAATCGCTCGACGACGTCAAGCGCAAGGCGTCCGACGCCGGCCAGGCGCTCGACCAGCTCGGCCACAAGACTGTGGCCCCGACGGTCGAGACCGGCGGGCTCGATCAGGCAATCCAGAAGCTCGGCACGATCCAATCTCTCCTGCAGCGGATCGAGCGCGCCGAGACCCGCTTGAAGCTGGATGCGCTGGCGGAGAAGCCGCCGGTCACGATCACGGATCGCGATCTCCGGCAGCAGCGCGGCCTCGATGCCTACCGCAGAAAGTATCCGACCCTGCAGACCCCCCGGCAGACGGGCGCCGACGCCGTGATGGCACCGGCTCCGAATCTCGGCGAGATCGTGCCGCAGACGGCCGGCGCCAAGGCGCAGGCCGCCATGGCGGGCGTGACCCAGGCGATCAAGACCGAGGGGGCGAAGGCCGAGGCCGAGGCGCAGTCGTTCGTCGATCGCATCAAGGCGATCTTCCAGGGGCTCAACTTCACGGTCTCGCCGACGATCTCGCCGCGCTTCAACGCTCCCGGTGTGGGCGGCGGCGGTGGAGGCGGTGGCGGCGGCGGCGACGGGGCGGCGAAGACGCCCGGAAAGCAGTCGAGCCGTGGTGGCAGCATCGTCGTCGCCGGCCCGGTGCATTTCCACGGCGTGCAGGACGTCGACGGCTTCCGCCGGTCGCTCGGCCGGCTCGGCGACTCCACCGCCGCGCTGTTCGACCGGGTTTGAGGCGGAGGGCGCGACCATGTCCCGGCTGATGGCGCTCGGGCCCCATGTCTTCCTGGTGGTCGGCCTCAACGGCCAGGAGATCGAGACCGGCTCGGAATCCGTGTGGGTCGACGTGCCGCGCTTCGGGCTCGTCGACGGCGCCCAGATGCACGGCCACAAGCGCCCGACGATGAGCATCCGCGGCACGCTGTGGCCGGACGAGATCGGCGGGCTGCCCGACTACGAGGGCATCCGGGCGAGCCAGCTCGCCGGCCGGCCGCTGCCGATGCTGCGCATGGGCCGCGGCTTCTCGGCCCGGGTGCTCGGCACCGTGACGATCGAGCGGGTGTCCGACCTGGAGACCTATGGCGGCAAGAAGGTCGCCTTCACGGTCGAGCTGAAGGGGTATGCAGGATGAGTGCGATCGACCGGCGCTACACGGTGCGGCGCGACGGGCTGCGGCTCGACCATATCGCCAGGGCCGAGCTGGGCAGCGAGCGGGGCGGCACCGTCGAGGCGATCCTGGCCCTCAACCCGGGCCTGTCGCAGCTCGGGCCGATCGTGCCGGTCGGCACCGTGATCGCGCTGCCGCCGCGGCAGGCCTCCGGGCCGGTGCGCCGGACCGTCGCCCGCATCTGGGGCGACGCGTGACCCCGATCATCCAGGTCTGGAAGGGTGGGGCCGACCTCCTGGCGGGGCCGATGGGCGCCTACTTCCTGCGCGCCACCTTCCACGACGCGGCCGGCGGCGAGAACGACACCTTCGAGGTCGAGCTCGACGACGACTGGCGCCAGATCCCGCTGCCGCAGGAGGACGACATCCTGGTCGCCATGGCGGGCTGGGCCGAGTCGGGTGTCGCGATGCTCGGGCAGTTCAAGGTCAACGACTGGGAAGCCGGCTGCGAGAACGGGCCGGAGACCATCGTGATCAAGGCCCGGGCCGCCACCATGACGGGCGACATCAAGGCCGGCGGCCTGAAGCACTGGGACGACAAGACGCTGAAGGACGTGCTGGGCGACACCGCCAAGGCGGCGGGGTTGTCGGTCGCCATCGACCCGGCGCTGGCCGGCGTGAAGCTGCCCTATGTGCTGCGCTGGGAGGCGAGCCCGATCGACTTCGCGACCCGGATCGCGGCCGAGGCGGGCGGTATCGTCAAGCCGGCCGGGGGCAAGCTGACCGTCACCAAGCGGGGCAGCGGCAAAGGGGTGGGCGGGGCCGAGCTGCCGCCGATCCTCGTCACCCGGATCGGCTGCGCCGGCTGGCGCATCCACGGCACACCGCGCCCTCGGCACGGCAAGGTGGTGGCGGCCTGGCACGACCCGAAGACCGGCCGGCGGAAGACCGTCGACCACAAGGCCGGCAGCAAGGGGCCGACCCACACGCTGCTGCACCCGCGACCGAGCGAGGACGAGGCGAAGCGCGCCGCCGAGGCGCGGGCGACCGAGCTGACCATGGCGACCGGCGGCGGCCACTTCATCGTGCCGTTCAACCCGGCCTGGTCGGCCGGCGCCAAGGTGATCGCCGCGGGCTTCGGCGACGGGGTCGACGGGGTGTGGCTCTCGGAGAGCATCGAGACCACGTGGGCCAAGGGCCAGCCAGTGCTCTCGACCATCTCGGTGACGGCCGATCCTAAGGGGAAAGGAGGGGGGTCGTGAGGAGGGTTGTGAGAGGGTGTCGAAGGCCCTTCGATCGCGCTTCAGGTCAGAGCAAAACTGTTGCCATTTGATCTTGCGCGCTATGCCATTTGATCTTGCGCGCTACAGAGCGCCGACAGCAGACGGCGGGGATCCGCCGCGCATTCGCCGCGGACCGGCAGACGTCGACAGCACCCGCCATGGCGGGCGGACCGGGTGGCGGACGGGGTGGGATTCGAACCCACGAGAGACTTGCGCCTCTGGCGGTTTTCAAGACCGCTGCCTTCAACCACTCGGCCACCCGTCCGGTCGTGCCGGAACACCCGCCTAGCAGAGGTCGCGGCGGCCCGGAAGCCCCGCAGGACGGTGCGGCGCATTCGATCGATCGCGGGGCAGGGGCGGCGGCTTCGCGTGGTGATCAGCGTCGCGGATCGCGGCCGATGGCGCGCTACCGGCTGGTGCCGCGGTTGAACCAGGCGCGCACGGCCTGCATCCGGTCGACCGCCGTGGTGTCGGCCTCGGCCGGCTCGCACGCCGACACGCCGCGGTCGCGGAACTCGCCGTTGCGGTTGTCGAAGCCGAGCCGCTGGCACTGCTTGTGGGGATCGGGTGCCAGCCGGATGGTGCCCTCGGGGCCGATGCCCGTGCGGGCCGAGGAGTTTCGCGACGGCAGCAGGGCGATCCCGACCGCGATCAGCACGACGCCGGCGGCCAGCCCGGAGACGATCCGGACATGGGCGCGGAGCAGGCGTCCGAGGCGGCGCGACGTTCGCATGCGGGCTGTCTCGTGGTTTCGCCGGAGCTTAGCCCAGGGCGGTTAATGGATGTTTCCGATTGTGCGGGCGGGGCCGGCACCCGTTCTACTGCGTAGCCGTTCCCGCATCGCGCGCCGGCAGACGATCAGCCGCGCCGGCGGTCGAACGCGTGCGGCCGCGTCGGCCGGCGCAATCGGGCCGGACCCGGCGAATCCATCACATCGCAGCAATGGAATGCCAACGAATGGTCGCCATCATGCCGGCTCGCACATGCGCGCGGCGGAGCCCGAAGAGCCGGCTGCGCGTCTCGGGCCTCGCCGGCCCGCAACAAGGCCGCGGCCGAGGCGCCGCCATCAGGGAGTTGTCATGAGCGTATCCGCGATCGGCTCGACGCCGGTCATGCCGAAGCCGCCGGAACGGTCCGAAAGGCCCGCCCCGGACCGCGACAGCGACAGCGACGACAAGGCCGTGCAGGCGAAGCCCGTGCAGGCCGCCACGACGCCCGGGGTCGGGCAGCTCGTCGACAAGCGGGTCTGATCGCAGGCCGGACCGGCTTTCGGTCTCGCGCTCTTTCGGTCTCGCGCTCCGGCCGCGCCGCCGGAGCGGCGAATGCGGGATACGATCGCATCCGGCGCGGCGCGATCGGGGCCGCGTCACCGGCCGGCCCCGCTGACCGGCCGGGCTGCGCCCGAGTGTCTTCTTTCCGGCTCATTTACCTTGCCAAAGTGTTTCGGTTCCGCACCGTGGTGCGGTCGCGTATCGTGAGGCCCGAACCGGTTGCGACTCCCGAGGGAGGCGCGGCGGTTCGTCCGTGGATGGTCGAGCGTCTCGTTCAGGGGGAACGGGGCGCGCATTCGGCGTCCACGGCAAGGGAGGGGGTCCTCGTCGGATGATCCGGGGGGAGATGCGGGGACGGCTGAGGCCACTGGCGCGCGTCGGCGCGACCGCGGCCGCGTGCCTCCTGCTGGCGCAATGCTCGGGGTCCGGCGGCAAGCTGTTTCCACAGATCGATCCGCGTTACGGCGTCGCCGCGAGCCCGCGCGTCGTCGAGCCCGGCGACCCGGTGCCGAAAGGCGGCGGCGGCTACCGGATCGGCAAGCCCTACATGGTGGGCGGCCGCATGTACGTCCCCGAGGAGGACGTCAACTACCGGGCCGAGGGCCTCGCCTCCTGGTACGGTCCCGACTTCCACGGGCGGCTCACGGCGAACGGCGAGGTGTTCGACATGCACAGCATGTCGGCGGCGCACCCGACCCTGCCGATGCCGAGCTACATCCGGGTGACCAATCTCGGCAACAACCGTTCGATCGTGCTGCGCGTCAACGACCGCGGTCCGTTCCACAAGGGTCGGCTGGTCGACGTCTCCATCAAGGCCGCCGACATGCTCGGCTTCCAGTCGAACGGCACGGCGCGGGTGCGGGTGGAGTATGTCGGCCGCGCTCCGCTCGAAGGGTCGGACGACGGGCTGCTGATGGCGACGCTGCGCCACGGCCAGCCGGCGCCGGCGCCGTCGCTGGTGATGGTGGCGGCGACCCGGCCCTTCCTTCCGAATCTGGCCGGCCCACCGCCGCCCCGCAGCGGCGTCCCGATGCCGCCGGAGCGGCCCTTCAATCTCGGGCTCGACGAGCCGCCGTCGGCGCCGCCGTCGCGGTCCTCGGGGCGCACGTCGCAGCGCGACCGCACCCCCGCCGATGACATGCCCGTGGTGGCGTCAGGCCGTGACCGCGGCGCCAAGACCCCGGCCACGACCTTTGCGGCAGCCGAATCGCGGCTGAAACGCGAGCCCCTGCCGGCCGTGATGACCGGCCGCGGCCTCTACTAGGCTGCGAGCGTCGCGGCACAACCATCAGTTTAACAAGCATTTTTTCTGCCCGGTTCCGCCGCGCCATTGTCCCGGCGGGCCGGCCGCGCCATTGTTCCGGCCAACTCTGGTGGGACTCGACGGCCATGATTCGATTGCTTCGCCGCCTGCGGGCGGCCCGCGCGCGCGTTCGGGGCGGCGGCCTCGTCGGCGCCTCCGGGCTGGTGCTCGCCCTCGTGCTGGCCTTGGTCGCCGCTGCGGGCGCCGCCAACAACCCGGTCTCCGGCGCCAAGAAGGACGACGGTTTCCAGACCGCCGCGCCCTACGCCATCCTGATCGACGCCGAGACCGGCACGGTCCTGTACGAGAAGTCCGCCGACGTGCCGAGCCCGCCGTCCAGCCTCGCCAAGCTGATGACGGCCGAGGTCGTCTTCAACGAGATCAAGGCCGGCCGGCTGGCGCTCGACCAGGAGCTCACGGTCAGCGAGGACGCCTGGCGGCGCGGCGGCGCGCCGTCGCACACCTCCAGCATGTTCGCGCCGATCCACAGCAAGGTGCGGGTCGAGGATCTGCTGCGCGGGCTCATCATCCAGTCGGGCAACGACGCCGCCATCGCGCTCGCCGAAGGCATCGCCGGCAACGAGCGCAGCTACGCCCAGATGATGACCAAGCGGGCCCGCGAGCTCGGCCTGACCCGCTCGACCTTCGGCAACGCCACCGGCCTGTCGGACCCGGCCAATCTGGTGACCATGCGGGAGCTCGCCAAGCTCGCCCAGCACATCAACAAGACCTATCCGGACTTCTACCCGATCTACGGCGAGCGCGAGTTCACCTGGAACAAGATCCGCCAGCTCAACCGCAACCCGCTGCTGCCGCTCAACATCGGCGCCGACGGCATGAAGACCGGGTTCACCAGCGACGGCGGCTACGGCCTGGTCGGCTCGGCCCTGCAGAACGGGCTGCGGCTGATCGTGGCGATCAACGGCCTGAAGACCGCCAAGGACCGCGCCGACGAGGGCAAGCGCCTGCTCGACTGGGGCTTCTCCGGCTTCGAGGCGCGCCCGCTGTTCGCCGACGGCCAGATCATCGGCGACGCCAAGGTGTTCGGCGGCGCCCAGGGCAGCGTGCCGCTGGTCGCCAAGGGCGCCGTCTCGGTGCTGATTCCGAAGAACAGCAACGACCGCATCTCGGCCCGCATCGTCTACACGGGGCCGGTGCGCGCGCCGGTGGCCGAGGGCCAGGTGGTGGGGCGCCTGCGGGTGCTGCGCGGCGACAACGTCACGCTGGAGGTGCCGCTGAAGGCCGCCGAGGCCGTCGAGGTCGGCAACCTGCCGCAACGCGCCGTCGACGTCGTGACCGAGCTGGTGATCGGCTGGATCAAGTCCGGATTCGCGCGCATCTAGCGCCGCGCAACGGGGACGCGGAGACCAGGATGCGCGGCAAGTTCATCACCTTCGAGGGCGGGGAGGGCTCCGGCAAGTCGACCCAGGCGTCGCTGCTGGCCGGCCGCCTGCGCACGCTCGGCATCTCGGTGGTGCTGACCCGCGAGCCCGGCGGCTCGCCCGGCGCCGAGATGGTGCGCCACGTGCTGCTCTCCGGGGCCGCCAAACCGCTCGGGCCCGCGGCGGAGGCCATCCTGTTCGCGGCGGCGCGCGCCGACCATCTGGAGAGAACCATCCGGCCGGCGCTGGAGCGCGGCGCCTGGGTGGTGTGCGACCGCTTCGCCGACTCGACCCGCGTCTACCAGGGCGCCGTCGGCAAGGTCGACGACACCGTGATCCGGGCGCTGGAGCGCGTCACGGTCGGCGACACCAGGCCGGATCTGACCATCATTCTGGACCTGCCGGCCGAGCTCGGGCTCGCCCGCGCCGCCGGTCGGCGCGAGGGCGGGGCGGTGGACCGCTTCGAGGGCGAGGCGCTGGCGTTTCATGCCGCGCTGCGCGACGCCTACCGGGTGATCGCCGCCGCCGAGCCGGAGCGCTGCGTCGTCGTCGACGCCGAGCCGCCGCCCCACCGCATCTCGGACGAGGTGTGGACGACGGTCTGCGCCCGCCTCGGCGCCGCCCAGGTGGAGAGCGAGCCGCAGGCGGCGCCGCCTCCGGCCGGTGCGCCGGAGCCCGTCCGCGACGCCGTGGCCGTGCCGTGAGCCGGGCCCCGCGCGTCGCTCGCGACGAGGGCGTCGCGGTTCCGCATCCGCGCGAGACCCTCGACCTGGTCGGCCACGCCGCCGCCGAGGCGACGCTGCTGGGCGCCTACAAGTCCGGGCGGGTGCCGCATGCCTGGCTGATCAGCGGGCCGGCCGGCATCGGCAAGGCGACGCTCGCCTACCGGTTCGCCCGCTTCGTCCTGGCGCATCCGGACCCGGCCGCGCCGGCCGTGCAGGCCGCGACCTCGCTGGCGCTGCCGGCCGACCACCCGGTGGTGCGTCGCGTCACGGCTTCGACCGAAGGGGCGCTTCTGGCGCTCGAGCGCACGCCGGGCGAGAAGACCGAGACGGTGCGCACCGTCATCACGGTCGACCAGGTGCGCGAGACGGTCGGCTTCTTCGGTGCCACCGCCACCGGCGGCGGCTGGCGGGTGTGCCTGGTCGACGCCGCCGAGGAGCTGAAATATCCCGAAGGCGCCAATGCCTTGCTGAAGATCCTGGAGGAGCCGCCGCAGCGCGCGCTGCTGCTCCTGGTCAGCCACTCGCCGGGCCGGCTGCTGCCGACGATAAGGTCGCGCTGCCGCATGCTGACGCTGCGCCCGCTGTCGGTGCCGGACGTGATCGTCGCTGCCGCGACCGCGCTCGGTCGCGCGCCGGACGATCCCGGCCTCACCGCGGCGGCGGCCGCCGCCGACGGTTGCGTCGCCCGCGCCATCGCCCTGTCGGGCGGGCCGCTGCTGGCGTTGCGCGACAAGGTGACGGCGCTGCTCGCCCAGGTGCCGAGCCCGGACCCGCGCGGCCTGCACGCGCTCGGCGACGCCCTGGAGCGGGCCGACCGCGAGCTGGTCGAGACCTTCGTCGAGACGGTGCGCGACTGGCTGAGCCGCGAGCTGCGCCGCGAGCCGCAGGCGGTCGGCCGGCTCGCCCCCTATGCCGAGGCGTGGTCGCGCCTCGACGCCGCCGCCCGCGACACCCTCACCCTCAATCTCGACCGCCGGGCGCTGGTGTTCGCCGTGTTCGGCTGGCTTGCCGAGGCGGCACGGGGTTGATACCCAGACGGCGACCTTCTCGATGAGCCCGGTCATTCCGGGACGGCGCGAAGCGCCGGACCCGGAATCCAGCCACCAATGCCGTGCCTGCGGCTGGATTCCGGGTTCGCGGCTTCGCCGCGCCCCGGAATGACGGGAAACCCGTCACCTGATTGCTGCGAGCTGCAGATCATGGCCTCCAAGCGATACTACCTCACCACCGCGATCGCCTATCCGAACGGCGCGCCCCATATCGGCCATGCCTACGAGGTGATCGCCACCGACGCGATCGCCCGCTTCATGCGGCTCGACGGCTTCGACGTGCATTTCCTCACCGGCACCGACGAGCACGGCCAGAAGATGGTGCAGACGGCCGCCCGGGAAGGCCTGACGTCGCGCGA